ACCCAAGAGGGGATTCACTCGGTCGCACTGCCGACGATTTACTCCAGTTCCGGCTCTCGGAACCTCTGGATCGATAAACTCGGTCGCGCCAAGAAAATCTTCGGGTACGCCAAGCAGAACAGTTCAGCGGTCACGACCAACACGGGCGGCAGCGCCACCCGTCTACGCGATCTTCGCGCCTACCGGCAGACCGGGGCCAGCTTCACCCGCCAACTCGTCGGGGTCTTTGACGATGGCACGGACGAGTACGAGTTGTGGTACTCGACGAACGACGGTGTGGCGTGGACGTTTATTGCCGACCTTGGCAGCGGATCGGTGGGATCAATTCCCGATTTCGCCCAAGTGGACAACGATCTGTTCTTTGCGAACGGGGTGGTCGCGCCACGGGCGTGGAACGGTTCCTCGCTCTCGACCGCTGGTGCCTCGGGGAAGTCTCCCACCATTACCGCTGCGGTGAACACTTCGTCGGGACAGTTAAACGGCAGTTATAGCTGGAAGATGGTGAGTGTGGACGGCTCCGAAGTGCGGAGTGCGGGGTCCGTAACCTCGAACATCATCCAGTTACAGGACGAACAGGCCAATCTGTCATGGACAGCGGATTCCGATACCGACATTGTGGGCTACGAACTCTACCGGACGACGGGGACGGGTGCGAACTTCTACTTTGTGACGTTTATCGACGGACGCACGACGACCAGCATCACCGACAATGCGTCCGACCTGGACATTCTTGAACATCGACTACTACAGGAGCATGGTGATGCCCCAGCCACCGGATCATACTTCTGCGAACCCCACAAGCAACGGCTCTGGTGGGGACGCACCGACACCAATCCCCGTCGCGTCTTTTGGTCCGATCCCGGTGAACCCGATCAGGTGGGGGCCAATAACTACCTCGATTTCACGGATCAAAGTTCAGTGGGGGACATCCTCACAGGGCTTCATGGGGATTTCGAGGGCATGCTCGTCGCTTTTCAGGAGCGATCCATTTGGACCGTCAGCGGCACCGGACAAATAGTCTCGGACATCATGGACTGGGTGCGTACCAAGTCCAATGCCGTGAGCGGCACCGTGTCGCACCGCTCCGTAGTGCGTGTTCCGGCGGGGGCGGTCTACACCGATGCCTCGGGGCAAACGGTCACGACCTCACGGGTGATGCTGTCGTATTTCACGCCCTTGGGTGACATTCGCATCTTCGACGGCAATAACGACATCATCATCTCTACGCCGGTCAAGGAAACCCTCAAGAACTACCTCTACGCCCAGCGCACGAAGATCCATGCGGTGCATGATGTCGAAAACGGGCATGTGATCTGGTTCTGGCCGAGTACCACCGCGCTGGAAGCCGAATGTACACAAGCCGTGGTCTGGAACTACCGCTGGGGGGTCTGGTATGTGTGGCCGGACATGCCAATGGCAGCTTCGACCACGGTGGAGACCTCCACGGATACCCAGATTGTGCTGACCGGCGAGGCGCAGACCAGTAAAGGCGGGTTCTGCTACAAGTTCTTCAGCGGAGATAGTTTTGATGGGTCTACGATTCCCGCCCGGTGGATTACGAAGGTAATCTACGGCACGGACAATAGCTGGGGTGTGAGGAATCCCCAGCAGTTGATGGCCTATATCAAACGCTTCCGGTGGCTCGACATTATCGCCCAGGCGGATGCCGATGTGACGCTCACGGTGGAGTGGATGGAGGGGAATGCGTCGGATGATGCGGTCAGCGAAGGATCGGCCAGCAAAGCGTTGACCCCGGTGGGCTTCCAACTCATCACCGCAGACGGCAACGGGATTGATACGTCGGAGGGGTCCAGCATCACCACGCCGTCCGAGTCGGTGCAGAAGATTATCAATCTGGAGTCCACTTCCGGCGATTACATTCAGGATGTGGGGTGCCGGATTCGCATCAGCGACGATGCGTCGAACGGCAGTTGGAGTTTGGAAGGCATGACGTTGGGCTATCAGGCGCTTCCGGGCGCGACGAGGCGGTTGCAGTAATGGTGCGGCGACGAAAAAAGAACTGGATTCAGGACGCGATCAAGCGTCCGGGGGCATTCACTAGGAAGGCGAAGAAGGCTGGACAGAGTGTCTCGGCCTATGCCGCAGCGGTCACAGCCCCTGGATCGAAGGCTTCGACGCTGACCAAGCAACAGGCGAATCTCGCCAAGACCCTCAAAGGGTTTAATAACTAATGGCGCGTAGCAATATCCCGCTGGATTTCCCCACCCCCGACTTTGCGCGGATTCGGGAGGAGTCTGGGGTGGTCACGGAGCGGGCGATGCGGTCGCTCTATTTCTCCAGCCTCGACACCCGTCGTCGGCTCCAGCGGGTGCAGCAGGAACTCGGCTGGAATGAAGTGCCGTTTGTGGCGGGCAACTTCACGGCGAATACAGGCACTTGGACCGTGGCCTCGGCAGACCAGAAGCTCTTTCAGTACATCAAGATTGGACGCTTTCTGGTGGTGAATTTCTTCTTTGAAGATACGACTACTTCGAGCAGCATGGGTAACGAACTGCGGATCAAGCTGCCTATGGGGATGTCGGCCACCGATACGAACTATACCGGTCCGCTTACGCTGCGTGGCAGCGTGGATGGAGAGGGGTATATTACGACTGGCGGCAGCACGTTGCTCTATTGTTACAAGACCGACAATAGTGCGTGGCCGTCGAGTATCACGAATAACGTGGATGTGCGTGGGATGATTACCTTGCAGGTCGCACAGTGAGATATACTGCGATGCGGCGAGATGGCGAGGATTACTTTTCGACCGTTTGCGCCTACCGATTCACCGCATGTGCTGGCGTGGTATCAACAGGATCGGGAAGGCATGGAGCGTTTAACAGGGCTGGATCTTCCAAGCGATCTTGCCTTCACATTGGCGTTCAACACGGTCTTACAGGCGCAGCAGCAGGGTAGCGCCATTGTGCAGATGATTGACCAGGAGGAGACTCCGATTGGATTGGCGATTATTACCGATATTTCCCCGGATCGGCGCGTTGGTCGCCCGCATCTATATATTGCGCCATCCCAGCGGCGGTACAGTTTGGCCGCCGCGAGGGCGGGAGAACAATTTGCGCGACGAGTGGGGATTCGTCGGTTGATGACTTCAATCAATGCCGAGAATCAACGGGCATTAAGCGTGGCACGGCGATTAGGGTACGCCGCACGGCCTCAGATCATGCTGATGAAGGAGCTAGACAGATGGGAGAATACGCAGTCCCACTAACGATGGGTGGAATCGGGGCACTTGGGGGCGCACTGGGAAGTGGGTCGGCGGGAGAAGATATAACCGGCTTTCGGACAGTGGCCGGACTTGATCCTCAAGGACTGCTCAGTCAGGCGATGCGGGGACTCTCGCAATATGGCGGAGTCGCTACGAACCGTGCTGGGATGGATGTGAATGTTCCGGTTAATGTCCAGTCCCTGCCGCAATATGCGGGACCTGGCATGGCCGCACCCGTGGGTGTTATGGCGCATGATCCGGCGCTCTGGCAACCGGGGGTGCGTGGGGTCCCAGGAATCCAGTTTGCCTCCCCAAATGTGGGTACGGAGGTGGAGGAAACACCCGAAGGAAGCCGGACTCCGTGGGGACGCGACATCTGGATGTTTCCCGATGCGCCCCGAGGGGATCAGCGTACGGCGTTAGCCCAAGATCCTGGGGTGCAGACTCCCACCCTTGGTGCGGCACCCAGTGAGGCTGAGAAGATGATGTCGGCGTTGGAGATGATGGGGGTGGGCACTGATCCTTCGGGGAATATGACTGCTCCCAGGACAAACTCCATCATGGAAGGGGCCACGGGACAGTTCCATGCCAGTCCGACGACTGGACCCAGTTTTACTTCGACAGATTACTGGGGCAATCCCATCCTTCCCGGCGAGATTCAGATGAATGACCCGGCGAACTGGGATGTGACTCCCCAACTCGACCAGTGGGGGAATCCCATTACCGAGTTTGGTGGGGATTATGGAATACCAGGAAGGAAGGTAGGCCCAGGCGGTGTCGGAATGCTGCCAGGATCTCAGGCTAGAGCGCAGGTATCTCCTGAGATGCGTGGCGGTTCCCCTTTCAGTGGGAATATTCCAATACCAAACTTTGGGCGTATAGGGCGAGGAATGAAGGCTGCGGTCCCATTTGGGCGTGGTAATGACCCTGCATCAAAAGAACACTCATAGGATCTAAACGATGGCACCACAACGACCATACCAGAATGGACAATTCGGGAGTACCGAGTTCAACCCGATGGAGGAGGAGAACTGGTGGGATGGGCGTACGACAGACCCGAATAACATCCCGAGCCAGCTTCCTCCAGCCCCGATTACGCCATTAGAGGCTATCGGATCGCCAACGGAGGTGCTTCCTGCTAATTACATGCAGGGGACTTCTTCGGAGTTTGGAGAAGGGGTGGAAGGGGCCGGTCCCTATGAGCTTGGGGTGGGAGGTCAACCACTGGATGCAGTTCCCCCCACTTTTGAAGAGATTTACGGCGTTGGCGCTCCATCCCAGCCAGCACCCCCCGTAATTGAGACACCTGTTGCGACATCGAGTCCGTGGCCGGTAGCACCACCGCCTGTGATGCCGCAACTAATGCCCCCGTTAGCACCTGTGGCACCACTGACCCCAGGGGAGACCTTCCCAGACGCTGAATATCCAGTCTTTGCAGGAGGGCTGACACCTGGGCCACCGGAAACACCACCAACACTACCGCTGCTGACACCAGAAATACCTCCGCTAGCACCTCCGCTAGCACCTCCGCTAGCACCTCCGCTAGCACCTCCGACAATACCTTCGCTGAATGTTCCAGCAGCAGAGGTTTCTCCAGAATCTGTGGGCGATCAACCGTTGTCCACGGCGCAGGTACAACTCTTACTCGATCAACTATCAGCACGGGAGAA